CTGTAATCGTGTGCTTTGAGTCCACGGCCTTTTCCATCCCTTAATTGATTTGAGTGTGCGGCAACCACTGTGCCATCTGTAGCCCCGCAATGGGTGCAGGGGAAGTTTCTAGCTATCTCCAGTAAGCTTTTATTGCGATACATTGGCATGATCCACGCTGTATTGTTCTAGCTTTTCAGCGGATTCTGCGATGTCTACAGCAATCTCCATCATCTGTATGGCGTTGTTGCTTTTTAGGGCATCGTCATAGTGACGGACTAGGGTTCTAAGAACCTGAAACTCGTTGAGCAATTCAATCATTTTAATATCCGATCTTGGTTACGGTTAGATACTTCTAAGGTCTGCCATGTAGAATGGCGTAATCTTGCGGCTTCCAGTTCCCACTTCAGCTTTTCAGCGTTCTCAGTCGCTACCCCAATAGCCTTGCATAAGTCTTGGTAGTCTTGACTAGCGTATGCTTCCCGTTCCTGCGCCCCAATGGTCTGTTCACCTGACTTCTGCATCATTATGGCTTTTAGACTGCTTTTAAAGGTTTCTAGCTGGGCTAACTCACCCTTGGCAGATGCGTACTTACCAGCGTTATCAAGGATAAAGTCTATACAACGGTTCGGGTCTATTTCACGCATTAAATTTCTCCATTAATAAGTTCCATGCAACAGCCGCCACTTGTGGAACTTGTCCATTTCCAAGGGCTTTATTTCTGTCCACTCTTGCGGCCACCCCATCAACCATTCGTAAAGGTTCGGGTTGATTAAAGACGGCACATAAGTCCCATTTTCCTTTGCCGTGCGCCTGACTCCCGAACCCCCAGCGTTGCCCCCACCCGTTCCCGTGGTCGGTGTTGGCCATATTACGCCCCGTTTCTGCATGGCTTTCCTGCTGTTGCTCCCACCGCTTGATCCTGTCGTTGGAGTATGGAAGAACCTCTCGTTGTCGGGCAACAATCCAAATTCTCTTTCGGTGATGTTTAGCCCCGATGTCTGACGCTCCCAGCACTCCCCATTCCGCATCGAACCCCATGTTGGCCAAGTCTGCGAGAACTCGGTCAAGTCCTCTATGAGTGAGCATTGGGCTGTTTTCCACGAACACGAACTTTGGTCGTACTTCGCAAATGACCCTTGCCATTTCTTTCCACATTCCTGACCGTTCTCCATCAATTCCTGCGCCTTTTCCTGCGGCAGAGATGTCTTGGCATGGAAAGCCTCCTGAAATGACATCAACAATTCCTTGCCACGGTCTGCCGTCAAAGGTTTGAACATCATCCCAAATTGGGAAAGGCGGGAGTATTCCGTCATTTTGTCTTGCGGCAAGTACGCAAGCTGGGTACTGTTCCCACTCAACGGCACAGACGGTTCGCCATCCAAGGAGATGTCCCCCAAGTATTCCGCCACCAGCACCTGCGAAAAGAGCCAACTCATTCATTTTTTCCCTAAAATTTCTTTAATGCGTTTCTTTACATCTGCTTCTGTGTCTTTGTTGCGTTCGATTAATTCTTTGACCATATCCCAATTGCGATAACGCTTGGCTACAGCTATATAGGATTGGGCTAAATACTCGATTCTTTGTTTATAGCTGTTCATCTAATTGCTTAATCTTTTGGCTAATCCTAGCCCGCCATTGTTGCCACGCCTCACCAGCATAAGCAGGGCATCCGACTTCCTGCGCCTTGCGGGCGGTCAGTTCCTCAGTCGAGTACCACGGTAATTCGGGTTTTTTGTTGGGTTCTAAGTCAATCTCGTCAGTCCAGCGTTCAGCGTTTAAAAACGAGGCAGGGTACGGAATGTAGTCTTTTTGGGTCTGCTTAATCTTCCAGTATTTAAGGTAATTAGGCATGGCTTCTAGGCATTCTTTTTGCTGGATAGGGGTTAGCCTATTCCATGCCCGTTCAGCGTCTTTGCGCCCCATTTTGCGGGGGTATAGGGAGTAAAAGTCTTGGAAGGTCATTGACGCTCCTTCAAAAGCTTTTCAGCGTAATTGAATTCTTGCTGGTGCTTGGTTTCTAATTCTTTAATGCGTTCAGCTTGCAAAATCAACATTTTTGAAGAATAAATATGGTAATCAATATCGTAATCAGTTTCTTCGTTTGCATAAGCTTGTAGGTATTGGGCTAAATGGTATGCGTTCATTTGTTCATCCAGTAATAAAGAAATGCGGCAATTATCATAACTGCCGCAAAGATTACAAAAGTACCGATTGCAAACACGGTCATTATGGTTTCGATCAAGTTGGGTAACCCTGTACTTTGCGGATTTCTTTTTCGAATGGGGCTTGTATCACATCTGCCTTAAATTCATTGCCATGAGCATAGGGCAAAGCACTTGCAAGCATTTCTTTGGCATTAAAATTGTCAATAACAAAACCGTCAGCCACCCAAGTTTCTGATACTTCAAACTCTACAACCCATTTAAATGTTTTCATTTCTATCTCACCTTTAAAGGTAGCCCCCGTAGGGGCTGGTTAATTATTTAACTTCTGCAATTTTGTAATACTGGGGATTCTTACGAGCAAGAATAAAGTACGCTTGTTTGATGGTTACTGGAACACTCCAGTTACGCCATTCATTTTTGTAGTCATCAAATTGCATTACTACAAACTCTTTTTTACCTTGACCTTTTGATTTCATTTGCTTCTCCTTTTTCTATCTCACTCGTTATTGAGTACTTGTAGTTTATTAAGGTAGCTTAACCATGTCAACAGTTATTTTATAGGGATTTACCCTAAGTGTTGCTTTTTTAATACGAGATTGCTAGATTTTGAGGACACACCTATCCCTAGCATGAGGAATAGGTGTTATTTACGATCTTGCTGAGTTTGTCGGTTCATATTGCTTCGATGTCTTTGTCGTGCCTAGGTCTGTCTTTATCACATCATCGGTCTATCCGTACAGTACGGTTCTCTTAGGTAGCCAAGCAATAACGGCTAAATGAGGCGCATTTGCGCTAGTAGTTTCTAGGGGTATTTACAGCCTTTACCGTAGCAACACCAATGAGTACGGGCTAGGCAGAAATAGAAAAACCCCTTGGGGTAGCTCTAAGTTGATACCGCTTAATAAATGGGTCAACAGCATTTATTAAACGCTCAAAGCTACCTCAAAGGGTCTTGAGGGTTGACCAATATAACTACGCAGGTATCAATCTGCGTCAACAGTATACATCAATCTAATTCAGGCCAAATTAATTTATAACTTTCAGGAAATAGGGTTTTTCGATTTACTAACCCGTGGCTTTGTTTTTCAAGGGTTGCGGCTAAGATCACCAGCTTGTCGTAGGGTATATCACCGTTCTGCCACATAGATACGGCAGGAACGCTGATATTTAGCAATTTAGCAACCTTGGTAGGGCCACCCAATAAACGAATGATAGCGACTGAGTTCATGTAAGTAATCTTAACATATTTCTTGCATTAGTTGTTAAGTTAAGTTAATATGGGTGTACGGTATGTGCCGTGATAACAGGAGAACTCTTATGAGTGAAATAGAATCGCAAACAAATGACTTACTACAGCTTCAAGGCGAACTTGAACGCATCTTTGATGTACTAGAAGGTGGCTCTGATCTGTCCAAGGAACAAATTGACTTACTGCGCTATGGCTGTGGCTTTGCGCCAGTTAATCGTCAGCGTGATTTCTTACAAGGTGTATTTGCAGACCTTAACCCATATGGGAGAACAGCATGAACCCACAAGTCCAATTAGTAACGCCTGAAATGGCAAAGGTTTATCTATCCAAGAACACCGATAACCGCCAATTACGGGGTTGGTATGTGTCTTGTTTAGCCAAGGCTATCAAGCGTGGTGATTGGATATTGACCCATCAAGGTTTAGGAATATCTAAGTCAGGTCGGTTACTTGACGGACAGCACCGCCTACAAGCCATCATAGAAGCCGATACGCCAGTACAAATGCTAGTCAGCACTGGTGTTAGTGATGAAGCTTACAAGGTCTTAGATAACGGCATCAAGCGTACATTGTCAGACCTGACGGGCATTAATGTTAGGACTACCGAGGTATGCCGTATTTTGGCTAGATTGGTCTACGGTGGTAATTCTGTGACTACAGCAGAAGAATGCCTAGAAATTTATAACACGGGTGTGGGCGAGGTATCCGATAGCCTAGTCGAGTATTGCGGCAAGCAGATTAAAGTGTATTCGTCTGCGCCTATGCGTACTGCGGCAGTCTGTTTAATCCTTGATGGGTATAACCAAAACTATGTCAAAGAACTATACGCAAACCTTTGTCACCAGCAATTTAACGAATTGCCTAATGTAGCGCAAAACTTTATCCGTCAAGTTACCGATGGCAGGATCAGCGCAAACAAGAAGTCAAACCTACTAGCACGGGGTCTAAAAGTATTTAACCCTGAGTACAAAGATGTAGCTAGACTTCAGATAAGTGATTCAGAAGAAACTGCCGCTAATGCGTATTGCAGAACCATTGTTAGAAACCTATTAACGAAAGAGAAAAAATGATTATTTCTGATACCCAACGAGATTTTAAAATTGCCCCAGCAGGGCTTTCAATGGCAAGATTGTTTTCCATTATTGACCTAGGCCACCAAGCTACAGAATGGGCTGGGGAAACCAAGATCATGCACAAGGTCGTATTGACTTGGGAACTGCACGGGGATGACGATCAAGGCAAACCATTAAAAACAGACGATGGTAAGCCACTAATCGTATCCAAACGATATACGGTCAGTTTAGGCGATCAGGCACGATTACGCCAAGACTTAGAATCATGGTCAAGCAAAAAAATGACCACCGAGGATCGTAAGAACTTTGACCTCAAGAACTTATTAGGTAAGTTTTGCATGGTCAATATTACGCACTCTGAGGATGGTAAGTACGCTAATATCTCAGGTATCAGCCCTGTGCCTAGCGCACTGCGTAACGCCCAGCCTGAAGGTATTAACCCCACCAAAATCTTTTGGTTGCAAAACTATAAGCAGGAAGAATACGATGCGCTACCTAAGTATTACAAAGAAAAGATAGCG